CTTTAAACTTAAGAACGGTTCTGTGTAGGTGTTGAGTGCGACCACGTGCTTGAACATCTCGTGGCTCATGCCTAGTAGTCGTTCAATTTCTGCTTGTGTTTCTCTGCTGTCGCCTTGTGCTTCGTCAGTGGCTTCTTGTTCAATATCGCCTACAAAGAATTTGAGCACGTTGGGTTTGCGACCACGTTCAATCTTGTAGGAGATGCCATCCTTTTCAAAGTCAATGGTAACCATCATGCCTTTGGCATTGGTTTTATTGATCAGGTTTTCTTTGCGGATCTTTGTTAGTGCTTCTCCGTAGAGTGCATAGCTTAGTGCATTGATAATGGTTGTTTTACCTGTGCCATTTCTAGCACCAGTATCATCACCGCCTAGGTCTAAGTTTTGTCCAAGTACCAGCGTGAGATCGTTGCGGTCGAACTTAACCGCTTGGGTAGCATTGCCCACGCTCATAAAATTCTTTACAGTTAGATCCTTGATTAAAAACATTAACAGTTCCTATAAATGTCTAGCAAGAGGTTGCGATCGTAGTGTTCGCTGTCAATTGCATTTATTTGATTTTGCACGATTGTGTCAATAGACTCAAATTGTATTTCGCCGGTTGCGGTATCGTTGACTGTTACTTCTTTACGTGGTATAAGACTTAGTTCACGTAGATTGTAGGTGCCTACAAAGGTTTCTTTGATAAAGTTTGCTTCTTCATAGCTGAGATCGATGTCGATGTTAATTCGAGCATGCATCTTAGGTTTAAAGATCTTTTCTGGTGCTGTAACAATAGAACTAAGGCTCAGCACACGATATGTGGGTTGATCTGGCCAAGCATGAAACTCTGGCTCTTTGTCCCACTCAAGGATCATCATGCCGCGTTCCTCATCGCCATCGTCCGCATAGTTGTGCGGAAAGCAGTTGCCAATATAGGTGATGTTGTTGTTTGTTTGACGCTTGTGAAAATGCCCTGTAAACACATGCTCAAATCCGCCTAGGTCTTCACCTTTGGCTTCGCCAATGTCTGGCATTTGTACCATGGCATTCATAAAGTAACCGGGCAGTTCAAAGTGCCCAAAGCAGTACTTGCCTTTTTGTTTCTTTAGTTTTTTGTGATCGTCGCCTACCAGCCACGGGGCAATAACAACGTTACCGCTGTTAAACCAATTATTAACAATATGGATGTTAGGTAGATGTCTTGCCCATTCAACGCTTTGAACATCTCGTTTGTCCCGATAATAAAGATCGTGATTACCAGGAATAAAGTACACAGCGGAAAAGTGATCATTCATGTACTCCAGTGCCCGTAGGCTGTAACTAAGTGTAAGGATATTGATGGCCGCACGGTTATTGTGCCAATCACCTAAGAACAAACAGGTTTCGCAACCTTCTGCCACGGCTTTGTCAACTGCCCAGCGAACAAACGCCAGGCAATCTTCATTGTGTAGTGTGCTATTAGATTTTAACCCAAAATGTATATCGGTAAAGACCGCGGCCTTCTTGAATAGATTAGTCATAGAGTCTTAGTATAGAGACTTGCAA